TACAGGCTTACGTGCTGGGCGGTCTCCCTTGTAGGGTTGAGAAACAGCAACCTCGTTTCTGAAGTTGCTGCTACCAGTTAGATATACTTGATGGTCAGTGTAGTGCTCTGCCAGATCGGTAAGAATCTCTGAGATGTAGTTGCCCATAGTTTGAGTTGCAACTCTCTCTGACTCTTCGTCACAGGCAAAGCCTACACGATAGACCAGCATATCACCGTCGATTAGAATCACAAGGCGTCGCCCATCTCTACTTCAGGTTCGTACTCAACAAGATCAGAGATGACCATACGACGTAGTGTCGCTGACCGTCCCTTCTTCTTCATGTACTCCCAGTCGTAGTAACTGACGACACACTTGGCAACAGAGCCATTGGCTACAACAACACCCATCTCTGGGTCATCCTCGTCATCGATAGGGGTACGACCCTTGATCATGACCTCAGAACCATCAGGCTTGAATGCGCGATACTTGTTGTTAGACTTGCAGGTAATGTAGTGACCCCGCTCGTCTCCCTTGTTGTTCACCTTCAGACCCATGTCCTCCAGTGCTGTTACTGCTTCATCGGACAACAGTGCAAGACCCACTGTGTACTTGTTAGCTAACTCGTTCTTACGAGTCAGGTTAGGCCAGTACAACTCACACTTGATATTGACGTTTGCTTGGTTACTCATAGGATCTCCTAATAATTAATCCAGATTAATTTTACAACTAATATTATACCACACTTTTACGGATAGTGCTAGTGCGTATCCGCCCAATTACTACCGATACGATACTCACCATCCAGTGGGCAGTTAAGGTTGAATGTCTCTCCTGCCTGAACGATTGCCTTTACCGCACACTTTCCTACGTACTCAGCATCGCTAGGCCAACATTCTATTTGCCACTCATCGTGGACTTGGGCTACTAACTTGAAGTCGATACCTTCTAGTAATTCATACAGGTGTATGACTGCCTGTTTCATTACAACGGCACCAGCTCCTTGTAGTAGGGTGTTGAGAGCAGCATGAGCAGAACGAAGACGTAGCTTTCTACCGTCCAGTCCATCTAGGAAAGAACGCTCGATAGCTTGTTCTTCTATCTGTTCGTATATGCTGTCCCTTAACTCAGCTAAGGCAGGTGTGTTCTCTAAGAACTTGTCTTTGAGTTCACCTCCCTTCTTTGCACTACCACCTACAACAGAACCAATCTTAGCGTTACCTGCACCGTACAAGAACGCATAGATAAACGTCTTAGCCTGTGCTCTAGTCTCAAGACCAGCGGCTATCTGGTTGGCAGTGTGTATGTCTCCTTCTAGGATTTCCTTCGTATAATCCTCGTCGTCCATGTAGTGAGCAAGCATGCGCAACTCCAGACCACTAGCATCGGCACCAACAAGCACACGCTCAGGAGAAGCCACAAACAAGCTACGGCATTCCTTACCATATTCAGCATTGACAGCAGGAACCTGTGCAAGATTGGGACTAGAGTGCGCCATGCGTCCAGTAACTGCTCCGATATGTTTAACTCTGCCATATATACGTCCTCCGTTTTCGGCTTTGATCCACGATAAAACCTGAGAGTGTCGTTTCTGTAACAACAAATACTCCAACACCATCTTGGCTTCTGGTATGTGTATGTTCTTTTTCAGAGTGGACTCGTCAACCTTGTCCCTACCTGATGGGGTTTTGTCCTTCCACTTAGCACCCTTCTCTTTGAGTCTCTCAGCTACCTGCTGACGTGACCCTACATTGAAGTGTGTGTACTTCAAAGGTAGTGGTTTACCTGTCGTCTTGTGATACCTCTGCTCCTCAGGTATAGGCGGAAACACAGACTGTAGCTTGGCTTCGATACCACCCATCTTAGTTTCCAACTGCTTCTCCAATCGCTTGGCGCTGACAAGATCAAAGGCAAACCCATTCTCTGTTTGCTCTCTGCATATCTGTGCGACGGAGTGCTCAAGGTACACACTCTGACAAGAGAACCCTAACATACGCATCTGAGTGCACAGCTTCTCGTACAGCTTCTCCGTCACGTCAACGTCACGCATACAGTACCGTATCATGTCGTCAGACAACTGTGTCCAGTCATCGTGGTCGCCCTTAGGAAAACCCAGTCTGTCACCCCACGCGGCAAGGCTATGTCCCTTCTCCATGTCAGGGTGCAACAGTCTAGACATCACCAAGGTGTCGAGCATACGCTCAGGTTCTATCTGTATGTCCCACAGATCTCTCAGCACAGGGGCGTCAAAGTCTATAATGTTGTGACCACACACATGACCACCCCGTGCTAGTTCCTCAAACAGAGACTGCCTACAAGTATGTAGAGAGTGACCCTCGTTTCCTCTCTTCGTTACTACACAGTGTACTTCGGACGCTTGGATTCCATCCGTCTCTATATCCAAGTAAACTATATTCGTAGTAGGCAAGGTCCATTTGTTCTCGCTCTGTGAGTTCACTCCCAACCTCCTTCCTCTCCAAGTTCTGTTCCTGAGTAATAATCCATTGTCCCATCTTCGACATCGTAACACTCCTCCAAGTCAGCTAAATGTGCATAGTCTAAGTTACCTTCAACGATAACCTCATCATCGATTAAGTATTTACCACACGAATTACACAAGTCTACAAACTCTCCCGAACCACTGAACTTACGTGTTAGTTCGTACTCGTTTAGTATCTTGTCACAAGCAGCGCACCTCACTCCATCAGCTCCGTCAGTCGTCCAGTGTTCTTATTATACATGACAGCACCAGCAGGGCCAGTCATACCACTGAATCTATTCTTCAGTACCCTGATGTTAGTTGTGTTCCTGATCATCTCGTCTTCTGCTTGTGCGTTGCGCTCTAGGCCAATAACAATATCAGACAGTTGAGCAATTGAAGCAGAACCGCGAAGCTGACCCAGACTAGTAACCGCTCCATCCTCATGTGCTTTTCCTTCTGGTCTACGTAGGTGACAAACAACAAACATACATATCTCCATCTCCTGACAGAACATACGTAGCTTGGTCATGATTTCATCAATGGCTTAGCGTTCATCACCATTAGACTGATCTGATACTAAGATAGATATGTGGTCAAGGATGATGTACCTAACACCTAGTACCTTCACCTGATACCTAAACCTAGCCAGCACGTTCTCGATCTGGTTCGACCCGAAGGATGCCCACAGACAGATACGATCATGTAGGTTAAGACTGTCGAACACGTTCTGCACCTCATCAGGATCGTAGGTACAGCCCGGTATCCAGATAGGTTTGTTCATGTGAAGACCTACCAGTCCACGAGATGTCTTCTGCTCCGTCTCTTCTAGGAATGCTAGTCCTAGCCTGTCGTTAGTCTGCCCCAAGATAGAGAACACCAGCTCACGCAGGAAGGTAGACTTACCCAGTCCTGACCCAGCACAGATTGTCACCAGCTCAGTCGGTCTCATACCAAACGTCATGTCGTCTAGCTTCTTGTAAGGGTAGCGTACCTCTGCCTCGATCAGTGGCTTCTTGATGTCCTCTAACAGATCACCAATCATCACCATGCCATCAGGGGTATACACCTTAGAGTGCCACCACCGCTTGACAAAGTCCTCCTTGTCTGCGTTCACCAAGTAGTCACACGCATCCTTGTGCTCACCATGTTGGAAGATCTTAGCCTTACCACCAAAGATATCGGCACACTCATACGCCGCCTTCTTACCGTGCTCGTCGTTGTCGTAGCAGAAGATGATGTTCTCAAACATATCGAGAAAGTCATACGCCTTACGACAGTCAGCCGCCGCACCTTGGGCACCGTTACGCACAGACACTACTGGGTACTTGTCCCCGAACATCTGATACGCCGCCAGTGCATCGAACTCCCCTTCGACTACGGTTATGTACTGACCACCAGACGGAAAGAGATGTTGACCGAACAGAGCAGCACGAGTCCAGTCTCCTTCGATCTTAAACTTCTTGTCGGGTGTCCTATGTTTAATCGCAGTCAACTCACCATCGGGAGTGTGGTAACCAAAGTTAACTTCACCATCACGGACAGTGGTGGAGTACTTCTCCATTGTGTGCTTGGAGATACCCCTGTCACTGAAGCTCCTGTATTCCCCTCTAAGCACCACATTGCTGGACTTAGGGGTAGGTATTCGATAATCGTTAATGTCTCTCACAGAGCCTCCTACGCTGTCTGGTGAGGGGGTATACTTACCACACGAGAAACAGAAGCTAGATCCGTCCTCGTTATACGATAACGCATCGCTAGAACCACAGTCGTTACACTTCTGATGTAACTCTAC